GATGGTTTCGCGGTTCTATAAAAAGTGGTCAAGGAATTGAAAATTATCGTCAATATATGGTGTCTCACGAGGTCGGACATATTCTTGGTCATGAACATCAAAAATGCCCTTGTTCAGGGTGTAAAGCTCCTATTATGATGCAACAAACACTTGGTATTGGAAAATGCGTTCCAAATATAAAAGTTCAATATAATAACAAATGAGTATCCAGCAGACAGTAATAACAACAGTTGCTCTTGTATGGGCGGTTGCTACGTATATGATGCAAATGTATGGAGCTTACACAGCTCAACAGGCAAATCTTAGTGATAGTACAGGACAAGCTGGACGTGAAGTAGATGCTGGATTTGTTGTAGGAGGAACAATTATGAATATTTTGTTAACGCTTTATCTTCTTTATTATATTTACGCAATTCGTTATGATAAACATGGTGATGTGTTTAAGATAATTGGAACATTTGTTCTTATTTTAGGAATAGCTTTGGATATCTTTTTCTCTGTATTTGCTGTACAATTGACACCAGCTACCACAAAGGGTGAAGTATGGCAATCCTATGATTTTATGTATGCTGTTACTACTTTGAACTTTTTCGTTCGTCTATTTTTAATTGTTCAATTTCAATGTTCTGATGTTCTGGCACGTAGACTTAAAATAGCACCAGCTCCTGTTGTAGAAAACATAAGAAAACAGATATTACCTGGAAATACTGGTCCACGCCCTGAACGAGGCCCCAATCCATTTGTAAAGAGTGAAGAAGGAGGTCGTCGCCGTCGTCGTTAAAAAACTATTTTCATAGTTGATTGCCTAATATAAACAAATGCCAATCGAAACATTTCCTAAGACTGAAGACGATGGATCCTTAATTGATTATCTTGATGAGGACCCAGAGATTCCGACGCAAAGGTATTGTGTAATTTCATTCTTGAGCCCTGAGAAGATCATTAAGCAGAAGAATGAGTTTATTAACGAGAAATTTGTTGAGTGGATGGCCTACGATTGGAAAGTAAAGGGTATGGAACATCTAATGGCATTTATCGCAAAGAAGTATTCATTGAAGATTGAGGATCTTTTCGCAGATATGGCTGAATTTACTAAGGTTCACAATGATGAGGTTAAGAAAACTGATGTTCACGAACAATATCAGGTTTTTTTGCTCAAGCAAGAGAAGGAACTCGAAACAGAATTTACCGAGAAAGTTAACTTCCGTACAAATGTTCGTGGTGTAAAGGTTCGTCGTACATTTGCTAACCTTGAAGAGTGTCAACAATACGCCAAGGTTCTACAACGCCGTTATCCAAAGGACAGCTTATATGTTGGTAAAGTTGGTTGCTGGCTGCCTTGGGATCCATCTGAACATTTGATGCCTGAAGTTGAATATGCCGAGAAGGAGCTCAACGAGATGATGCGCAAGTACAAGGAAAATGAAGTGAATCGTGAAATTTTCTTTGAGGAAGAGAAGACTCAAAAAATTGAGAAGCAAAAGAAAGAGAATGAGGAACGTCGCAGAAAGGCTCTCGAAGATGCCAAGAAGGAAGCAGGTCTTGTAGAGGCAGATGAATTATCTGATGCTATTTCTCGTCCTGTTCACCCAACAGAAGGAGCTATTCGTGATCTATAATATAATGAACTTTTACTTACAAATAAATATTACTTAATACAAACATGTGGTTAGTACATGAAACAACCCTTAAAGGTTTGAATAAAATTTTACAAGATGGTTATATCAGTCCATCTAGTGAAACAAAAAACCTTCGATTAGGAGAAAATGAATTAGATCATGTATTTATGAGTGTATTATTTAATGATATTAAAATTGTAGGGTATGGTGAAACTATAGATATACTTATATTCTTTCCACTTAAAATTATGGAAAAATACAATCCATCACATTGGTCATCTGATTGGGTATATGGAGATTTTATTGAAACATCTGATACAGATATATCTATACCATATAATAAGGCAAAAAGTTCAACAGAAAATGCAAAAAAATGGCATACAGCGTTTAGACAAATTCATAATAAAAAAATAGAATATGATTTTAAAAATTCTCGCAATGAAGTTATTTTCAAACAAAAAATTCCTATTAGTGAAATAGCATTTGTTTATCTAAAAAAAGATCCTAAATTTGAAGTACCAAATAGAGTTGATACTAAACAAAAACTTAATAAACTTATAATGGGTGTTAGCTAGTCTTTTTAACATGAACCCATGGACCCTTATTCTTTTTCTGCATTGATTCAGCATTATAATCATCTGATGCTAACATAGTACTTGAGAATGGTTTGTTATCATGCCATAGTGAATCATCACACATTTTAAAGGGTGGATGATCAGAAGCTTTATACCAAAACACTTGATCTTCAAGGCGGTTCGACTGGACACCGTTGCAGATTACAAGTCCTTCAAAATTCTCAGTACATTGATCCATAAATTGACAAAACATGTCAAATGTTGGAAACATTCCTGCGTAATTATCGTAAATACGTCTGCGATTGTTAACTATACTTTCACGAAGAATAAATACAAAATCAACGTTTGTACGCAAATTAGGTGTAATACCCAAAGGATATTGCATAGTAATAATTGTCATTAAATCAATATGACGACCGTTCATAAATACGTAACGAGTAGATTCTTCTTTAATCCAAGTAGAATCATATAAACAGTCATCTAAAATTAGAAAAGCACGAGGATCTATTGAAGAATTACCAGATCTTCCTTTATCTTGATTACGTGATGTCTTAACACTTAGTTGTCTTTTGATCATATTCATTACTATTTCTGGTTTATACTTGTCATGAATCAATTTGGAAGGAACCATGTGTTGAAAAAACTCATTGGCGACCTCAGTACCAGAAATAACAGTTCCAATTGGAAAGGCATCTTGGGTATGATAGAGAATATCACGAACTAAGAAAGACTTTCCAGTATCTTTTTTTCCAATAATGACAATCATTGGTGATTTTCTAGAATCGATTTCACACCGATCTTTTAACATTTCGATGTTAAATTTCTTAATGTTAAAGTTCATATTAATTATACTGCGTGAAGTTTTTGCTTTTGATTTGTACATGAAATAATAATATGCTTAAGCGGAAACAGACAGAACTAAAGTCGTCATCGATTCCTCTTTCTCTTCATAAGTGGTCTCTTTCAAATATTAGATCAAGTGCTGTTACACATTGGAATATAGAATCGATTCAACCTTTTTTTCCATCACTTGAGGTTCTTTTTAAGACAAATGATCTTGAATTGATAGGAGATTATGGTATAAGATTTGATGAAGAGGTAAGCAATATATTATCTCCTGAATTAATTTATACTTCAAAATTTGAAAAGAGAGCTGTTCATTGTAAAACTACTATGATTCTAAGCCCATTCAAATGGATGCAGGGTGAATATGGAACTACAATCGGACTTCCTTCTTCAAGCGAACAGTCTACAGAAGTTTCATCAAAACTTCAATCTCATCATAATGCTGCCTATGTTGGAAGCTTAATAGCAAGTGTATTATCTCAATCAAAATGCCAACATTTTCCTAAAGTTTATGGAGTATTTAGTGGACTTTCAAAAAATCATACTATTAATATTTCAGATGATTACGAAGACTTAGCTGATCATTCTTGGTTTGGATCAAATATAGGTAAAACATTTGAATTAAAATTATCAGACAATGTTAGAGACTCAATTGAATTTCAACATACTCGTACATCTCGTCCTCATCTAACTTTAGGAGAAGCTATTGAACTTGATGATATACAGGATATCGACGCAGAACATAATGATGAAACTAAATTGGCAGATATTCAACAGCTAATAGAAGATTCGAATGAAGACGAAACGATGAGCGATTCATCATCGGTTTCTACATCGTATATTTTTAATGTAGAATCTTGTGACTGTGATGAAGACGAGACTGGTTCTATTGAAGATGAAGAAGATGATGAACCATTTGCTTGGGCAACATTTTCAAACGTTCCAGTTCAAACAACTGTTATGGAAAAATGTGAAGGTACATTGTTCAAATTAATTACTGAAAATCCACAAACTGAAAAACATTTGGCATGGATTTCTCAAGTTATGTTCGCACTTGCGTTTGCTCAGCGTAATTTTGGTTTAACACATAATGATCTTCATTCAAATAATGTTATGTATGTAGCAACACCACAAGAGTTCCTATATTATAATTGTAATGGTTCATACTATAAAGTTCCTACAT